TTAGATGTAACAACAGCATTAGATGCAAGTTTTGCATCAGTTACATTAGTATTAGCTAATTTAGCTGTAGTAACTTGACTATCACCTATGTGAGAAGTATCTACACTTCCGTCAACTAATTCACTACTATCTACAGAGTTTGCTGCAAGATGACTAGCATCTAAAGGAGATCCAGCTATAAGTGTTTTAATTTCACTTACTGTTTGATCTGCTGTAGCACTCGCTTCTATAGCATTTAGTTTAGTATGGTCAGCGTCAGTAAATACGTTACTATCGCTAGCACTTTCTACTAATGTTCTAATCTCTGCTGCTGTTTGGTCTGCTGTTGCAGAAGCCTCGATTGCATTAAGCTTAGAATGATCTGCGTCTGTAAATACATTACTGTCAGATGCAGACTCTACTAAAGTTCTAATTTCAGCGGCTGTCTGATCTGCTGTAGCTGCTGTTTCAATACCAGCTAGCTTTGTAAAATTAGCAGCTGACATAGTTCCAGCTACTGATCCAGAAGATGCTTGTAATTTAGAACCTTCTATAGCAGCTGACGCATTTACATCAGCATTAACTATTGTACCATCTGTTATTTTAGCACTGGTTATAACACCATCTTTAATATCAGATCCTATTATTGTCTGATTCTGTTCTTCTTGTGCAGCGTATAATAACTGCGTCATGTTGTTGTTAAGATCGCCTGCCTTAACCGAGGAACCAGCTGTGTAGGTTGCCTTAGCAGTGTCTACGTCTGTATCACGAAAGATACGTATTGCAGCTGGGCTTGCTGGTATGTTGCCTGATGTGAAGACAACATTACCACCACCTGTTGTTGTGTAGCTAGTTATATTATAGTGTGTACTGACTGTCTTGATGACGCCATCTACATCTACTTTAATATCTTCTACTTTATAAGAAGGGAAAGAAAACGACTTAGTTGCGTTCCCATCCCCAGTGTATTCTACGAATGTTGTTGCCATTTATTTGTATATGTTGAGGATGTTTGCGGATGCTTGTCGTTTGTCAACTTGACGAACTTTTTCTAAACGTTGTTCTTCCACTACTTTTGCAATTCTAGGATCATCTTTAATAGATGCCCAAGCTCTTGCTTTTGCTCTCTTAAATAGTCTATCAATAACTCTATTATGATAATAGTCTCTAGCATTAAACTGAGCACGTCTGCCTGACCGTATGTCAGAATACATTTCTTCCATAGATGCTAACATTCTTTTGTCTTTGGCAAACTTATCAAGCTCTAGTTCTAAGTTAAGAGATCCTAGTGCTCGTTGAAACTGTGATCTAATATAAGGATGATCTGTTAAGTTTGTACTGTCAGGTGCAAAGTATGTAGATGTACGTAAATCATAACCACTGTCAAACAGAAACTCTCTACCCGCACTTTGATCTAAATTTAAACTAACAGGACTTACCGCATTGTATAGTCTTGTCATAAAATCCCAATCTTTTAGTGGTTTACCGTTTAGCATATCATACTTAATAGGTAGCTGACTAACAGCAAGATTTTCTGTAATTAAGTTTCTGTTACGTATAGACTGAAACACACCTGAGTTAATTTCACGCATGTATGGAGTAAATAATCTACCTAAGTCATTACGTATACCAGCTAGTGGTACTTGGTTATTAAGTAAGCCAGACACAATACGACCACCTTGACCGGGTCTACCGGCAAATAGATCAACAAAAGATTGTATGCCTGCTAAGTATGACTTACTTGTAACAGCCTGAGCTATAACAAGAGATATTTTACCAAGTTCATTTTCTGTCCACTCTTCGCCCATAAGTTCACTTGCGTCACCTACGTCAGCAATAGTAGACATAATAAGGTTAAATGGTTCAAACTGGTCATAACCAACACGAACAGCACCTAGTTTAATAGTTCTAGGTTCCCATTTTCCGTCTAGCCATAACTGTCTTTTCTGTCTATCAACTGGTCCATTACCATTTAGATCTCCACGCATCCAAGCTTGTACTGCCATAAATGTAACAGCAGAACCCATAGCCAATCGGCCTGTTTGTAAAGCACGTGCGTTAGCTAGTTCTTCAGCAGTAAATATACCATACTTGTTTACACTAGCTAAATCATTAGGATTAGCAAATGCTATATCATTAAATTCCTTGACTAAAAAATTAAAACCGGGTGTATATTTACCTGTCAATGCAAGTCCGTTTACACCAGTTCTAGCAAATAGAAAGAATGGTTTAGCTAAAGGCGCAGCACTAAATACATCGTTAAGACCTTTGGCAAAGCCTGTAAGTTCTTGTGTTAGTGTTACTTCTTTACGTGCAAATGCAGTAGCTTCGTCTTTGATGTTACCCTGTGCGTCAAACACTTGTGAGTAAAAATCATCTTCGTATGCTCGCATTACATCTTTTGTTAATTTTGGTGTTTTATAACCACCTTCTTGTAACTCAAGTGCTCTACGCATAGCTTTTTCACGCATCTTAGCACGACCAAGGATGTAACCAAACGCATCGTCGGTTGCAGCCATTAACTTAGTAGAGTATGTTAAGAAATTATTGTTGTTCATTTGACGTGCTAAATTAGCTACACGAA